TGCCGCTGCTAACTTTATTGATAGATTAGATACAATCGTTAGAGATACAATGAAAATTGTTATCATGAATAATTGTCCTAAGATATCTTACGAAATGTTTGGTGTTACTGAATTTAAAACTTACGGTGACGAAGAAGATCAAGGTATTTGGTCAGAGTTTGCTGAAGAAGGGTTGGCACAATAATGAAAAAAATTGTTTTGTTTTATATTATATTTGCACTATTAATTTGGTATGGGTTTTATCAATGGAATGAACAACTTGCAATGGCGGCAGTTTAATGTTTAAAATTACTGTTATTATTTTATTACTATTAATTTTATTAAATCAATGTGGAGGTCTGTAAATGTTTCATATAGTTTATACTAGAAGTTACTACGATAGAGAACACGAAGGTGGTCACTTCGATAACTCTTGGACCGTTTTAAGAAACGTTCCTTATTCAAGACTTAGCGAGTTTTCAAAAGATGTGCTTGCTGAGAAAAAGGTAGAGTGTGACGCATACTACAAAATTAATGACGAGAACAGAATGTCTTATGATGAAATACAAATTGATAAAGACCAATGTTTTCATTCTTCTTGTTATATTGTAGATGATGAAGACTATTTTAAAACATACAAAGAGGTATATGATACCTTTGATGAGGAATATATACACAACTATGGGCAAGATTGTGAGTTCATGGTACAAAAAGATTATGGGAGGGCATAATGATAGATTATTTAACATTTATAGATGAATTGAAAACGATTAAAAACGCTAATGATACCATAGAGTCAAAGAAAAGAGTTGGCGGTATTATTGATGAACACATTAAGAAATACGAGGGTTTAATAAATGAACACGAAAAACAAAATGCACCTGCGACAGAAAGTCGCAATGAAATGAAAGACCCTTACCAAATATGGTTGGAAAACGCAAAAATTGAAAGGCAACTAGGGTAAATTAGTGCTTGACAATAGCACGATTTTATGTTAGTATATACAATATGAGTTTGATTTATACACACAATTCAAGTCCTAGACGATATAAGAAAGTTGTTAAGAACAAATCTTATCGTGAAGCAGTACAGAAACAACGACAGTATCTTAAATCACTAGGGATTGATCCTGATAGAAAGATTGACAGAAATCAATTCAGAGCATATAATGATTGGTGGGTTACAAAAGAGTATGCAAAGACAAAGGAGAGAAAACATGTAGAGAGAGAACCAAGAATGGGTAACGGTGGTACGAAACCTGTTAACAACTTTAGACTAGAAGAAAGTCAAAAGTTTACTGTTGCACCTGCATACAACAAGGGTGCATATCAAGTTATTACTAAATCAAATATAAAAGACATAGGGAGATAATACATTATGACTAAATCAAAAAAACAAAAAATACTAGAAAACGACTTATCAATGCCATCTATAATGGCAGAGTTTCACTCTTATGAAACTGGTGCTGAAAAAGCAAAGTTTCTAAGAGAAATGCAATCACTCAATTTACCTTATGACGTGAATTGGGAAAATCTTGCACAATGCCATGCAGGAGAAAAATCTTGGCCGAGTTTTAATTACAAAAAGAAAAAAGATAAAGACGAGAATATCTTATTAGATAGTTTTGAAGTATCACAATCTGCTGGCGAAGATAAACCATTAACACATGAAGAACTTGAAGCACTTATCTAGTTTATTAATATTACCATTTGTATTTGCATGTACAAATATGGGTATGCACGATAGAACTGTTCATAGTCAAATGTTTGTAGATCATTTAAATAATATGCCATCAGGTAAATCAAGTTATTTAATGTGGCACAATCCTAACACAGGTAATTCAGGTGACATAAAAGTAACGAGATCATATATTGACAGAGGTTTTAAATGTGTAGATTATACATCAACTGTTGATATACAAGACCAGTTTCCAATATACTCTATCTCTAGTTTAGATAGAAGTACAGAGTTTGGAAAAGCATGTCAACTACCTGACGGTAGATGGCAGATTATTGAAAGAGTATTATGAAACTAATATACATGACAATTATTGCTGTATTTTTTATTATTGTAATGTGCATTTATTCTGTTACAAACACAGCATATGGTAAATCAACTGAAAGTAATTGTGTTATACAAAAGATTTATACACCAGACAAAGAAACATTATTAGAAACAAAGATGGTGTGTAGAGACGGCAATGTGGGTCCTACTTATTGGGAACTATTTGCTGAATTTTATTATGCAGGCGTATCTGAACAAGAATATTGCAGATATGTAAAGGGTAAATTATTACCTAAAAAAGTCTGTTTAAATGAAGACGGTACATGGAGGTATCATGATTAAATTTATTATGGGAGTTATGTTTTGTTACATACTCATTGAGTTATTTGGGATGAGTGTATTCTCAGATATGTATTCAGTATTATTGAATATGTTTAGTGAAGTGAAGGAGGTGACTAATCAATGAAAAATATATTATTAATATTAATGATGACTTTGTTAACTGTGGGTTGTGCTAAAACTGTAAAGATAGATAACGAAGCAGAAACAAAATCAGGCAAGATAGAAGAAGTGCCAAAGTGGTTTGTTGAGAAAACAGACAGCAAAGGTTTCATGGGCAAGAAAGATAAATTTTTTGTTTATGGTGTTGGTGTTGCAACCTCACCTGACTTACAACTTGCAACTGAAAAAGCAACACTTATTGCAAAAGCAGATATCGCTGATGTAATCAAAGGTGAAATGAATAGAGAAACTAAAACTTATATTCAAGAAGTAGGACAAGGCGAAGGTAACAGACAAGTCGTTACTGAAACGCAAGATACTATCATTAATGTAATCACTAATACAAAAGTTATTGGTTATGAAAGATGGAAAATACAGATTGCACTTACACCTAATGATGAATATAGAGTGTACATTGGATTACAATATCCTCTTGAAGAATACAACAAGTTAAAAGAACTTGTCGAGAAAGAAATGGTTGCTGAACTAAATAGTATAACAAACAATAGTGAAGAAGCATTTAATAGTTTAGAGGAGAAAATATAAGATGTACAAAGTTTTTTCAAAGCCTAACTGTGTTTTTTGTGACAAAGCAAAGGCAATGTTAAAAAAATTAGATATACCTTATGAGGAGTATAAACTATCTACAAACATGTCAGGTGGTGATGGTGAGTATGAAATTACTATTGATCAAATGTTTGAAATGATAGGAAAACAAGTAAGAAGTATGCCACAAATAATGAAAGGTGATACCTTGATTGGTGGTTATACAGATTTACGAGAACACTTTATCAACGAAGGTAAAATAACTTTTAGTGAAGTAAATGAACGCTAAAGTATTATCGTTTCCTGATGGTAGAGAAGTGCCTATTGAGCAAGCAACCTCAGCAGAATCAATAACTGACCATCAAACAAAAAAATATGCAGACGCACTAGTTGATGATCATATCATTCAGTTAGTGGCGTCATTGCAACAAGAAGGTTTAGACGTGGGTAAACCTACAGGAACTAAAACATTTTTAGATGTAGGTATATTTTTAGAAGCATTTAGGGCAATGATATATAGAGACATGGATTTAAAACATCCTTTTCATAACATTACAGATAAAATGATGTATGTAGAAAAAAGTAAAGGTCGTAAATATTCTGTAGTTAATTATTCAGGCACAGAAATAGTAAAAGTACCTGAAGAAAAAACTGATAATGTTATAGAATTTGAAAGTGAAATAGATTTTAATGATACTAATTGATTATTCACAAATAGCAATCTCAAACATCGCCGTACAACTTGCCATGAGTAAAGACAAGAATATCTTGTCAATACCTATGGTTAGATATATGATATTAAACTCAATAAGAGGTTATGTACATAAATTTAAAAATGATTATCCTGGCGATGTTGTTATATGTGTAGATGGTCCTGACCCATGGCGTAGAGACATATTTGAAAACTACAAAGCAAAACGTAGAGAGGGCAGAAATAAAGACGATAAAGATTGGGAAAGTGTATTTGGTTTATTACACACTATCAAAGAAGAAATAAAAGAAAACTTTCCTTACAAAGTTGTACAATTAGATAGAGTAGAAGCAGATGATATCATTGCTGTTGTAATTAAAAAAACAGTAAAGAAATGGTTTAATGAAAAGTATTTAATTATATCAGGTGACAAAGACTTTCAACAACTACAAAAATATCCTAATGTAACGCAATACTCACCCATACAAAAAAAGTTTATAGAGACAGATAGTCCTCAAGAATATATTTACGAACACATTTTAAGAGGTGATACCTCAGACGGTATACCTAACTTTTTATCACCTGATGATACTTTTGTAAACGGCATAAAACAAAAACCTATACAAAAGAAAAAACTAACAGGTTGGATACACTCACTTATGAATAACGGTGAACCAAAAGATTTTTGTAATGAGTATCATTATCGTAATTACCAACGTAATCAAAAACTAATTGACTTTGATAAGATACCTGATGATATTGAAGAGGATATATATAATGAGTATCTTGAAACAGAGGTTACTATGGCAGGTCGACATATGATTTTGCCATACTTAATAAAAAATGATTTGAAAGAATTAATAGGTAAAATAGAGGAGTTTTAAAATGGCTGATAATTATAATTTGTCTTTTCATGAAATACTAACAAAGGTAAATAATGCAAAAGATAAACCTAAGAAAATAGAAGTATTAAGAAAATACGATACAAACGAATTAAGAATGCTTATGAAAGGTGCATTTGATCCTAAGTTAGAATGGTTAATGCCAGACGGTGCCCCACCGTATAGAGTAAATGAAGCACCTGTAGGCACGGAACACACTTGGTTAAAACAAGAAGTAAAAAGAATGTTTCACTTTCTAAAAGGTGGCAATCCTCAGTTATCACAAATGAAAAGAGATAATATGTTTATTCAAATGCTTGAAGGATTGTGTGCTGAAGAAGCACAATTGTTACTTTGGGTAAAAGATAAAGAACTAAACAAGCACTACAAAGGGTTAACTGCAAATCTAATCAAAGAAGCATTTGGTTGGAATGACGATTTTATGCGAAAAAACTCATAAAAACCTATGTGACAACTTGTCGCACCTATCATTTTTTCTCATAACCCCTTGAAATATAGGGGTTTTTTCTTTTATATAGTGCTTGACTTTTGATGTAATTTAGTGTAGTATATAACTATATTATGAAAAAACAACGAAAGGATACATTATGGGTAAAGTAAAACAATGGGCACAAGATAATGCCGAGAACTTTCTAGACAATCTAGAAAAACAAATTAAAGATGGCACTCAAACAATTGAGTCTGCTATGTTACTTGCTAAATCTGCTGATATTATGTGGGATTTAATTGGTTTCAATCACGTTGATGAGGTAGAAGATTACCTATCAGAACAATCAAATAAATAATAGAGGTCTATGATGAGATTATTTTCAATTACATTTATTATTGCTGGATTGATTGCTTTTGCAATCGCCAACGAACAAATGAACAATTGTACAGACGATGGTTGTACAGATTTTTATGATGGCAAAAATGACACCACACCTGCACCAATCGTAAAAGTTGAACCTGTTAATTATGTAATACCAGTTGTAGATACAACAAATGGTAAAGATGAATTTGTAATGTCTTTATCACAATGTATTGACCACATCTATCAAGACGTTCCTATAGAAAAACAAATACCTAAAACTTTAATTATTGCACAAGCAGCATTGGAAACTGGTTGGGGTCAATCAAGATTTGCTAACGAGGGTAACAATCTATTTGGCATTAGAACATTTAACAAAGATGAAAAATGGTTACTACCAATTACATGGGATCAAAACAAATGGATTGGTTGGGGTGTAAAAGTTTATGAGAGTAAATGTGATAGTGTAAAAGACTATGTAAGAATTATCAATGAAGTATGGGCATATGAAGGTTTAAGAGAAGTTAGAGACAATGGTGGTAGTGTTTATGAAATGGCAGATCACTTAACGTTATATGCTTCTAAACCAACATATACTAAACTAGTGAAACAATTAATTAAATATAACATAGAAGGTGTATATGACTTATAATTTATTTTGGAAAAGAGTTAACGCTTTGGAAAAAGCATATAACTCAGCACCAAACGATATGAAATACATATGGTGGCACAAACTATATGCTATGATGTTAAAAGTTGAATATTATTAGGAGGTTGACAATGGCAAAATTTTATGATATAATAAAGAATAATTTACTTTTGATAACAGTTATGTTGTGGGCAGTGATACTAGCAATAATGGCGTATCCTGAACCTAAAGAAGAAGTTAACAAAACTATTATTCAAATTGAACTTGACATTGATAAGATTGATGAATCATTATCAAACATAGAAAAGACTATTGAAGAAATATTTGGTAAATTAGAAATAGAAATTAATACAGGAGATTAATATGAATATCTTTTATTTACATAAAGACCCAAGTACCGCTGCAAAAATGCATGTTGACAAACATGTTGTAAAAATGATTGTCGAGTATGGTCAGTTACTATCTACGGCACACCGTATGAATGACGGTATCAAAACAGAAGCAAGAAGTAAAACAGGTCGTAAGACTTGGCGTTATATTATGGAAGATGAAAGAAGACAAAACGAGTTATATCAAGCAGTACATTATCATCATCCAAGTGCTGTGTGGTGTAGAGAAACAAAAGAACAATATCAATGGTTGTATAGTTTGTTTAGATATCTAGGTCATGAATACACACACAGATATGGTAAAGTACATTCTACTAATGTAAAACTTAATCAAATATTAGAACGAGTGCCTAATAACATTGGTACAGGTTGGCGTGAACCACCACCTGCAATGTCACATTATCCACAATGTATAGTTCCAGGTGATAGTATTAAATCTTATCACAATTACTATATAGAAGCAAAAGCATATTTTGCTAAGTGGACTAAAAGAGATATGCCTGAATGGTTTGCAGAAGGAGTAGCATGATAACAAATATATTATTAGGACTTATACTTATCGCAATATGTTTCTTGTGTTTGATGGTATGGGCAATTGGGGAGAAGTTGAGTGACAAAAAATAAAAGAGAATTCAAAAAGAACGAACCACCTATACCATTTCATTATAAATTTTATCTAGTGTATTGGGAAGATATACAAAGTGATAGTGGTTGGCGTGACTTAAAAGATATACAAGATTCAAAACCTGCAATCTGTGTTTCGACAGGTTGGTTAGTTAAAAAAGACAAGAAGGTACATATTCTTATGTCTGATTATAACTATGATGAAAAAGGCAATATGGCCGATGGTGGTAACACTACTGTTATACCTACAAAGAACGTAATTAGAAAATATGAGATAGAGGGGTTATGAAAAACCAATATGTAACTATGTTATTATTTGTATTTCTATTAGTTATTACTACAAATGCAAATACTAAAGAATTAGAAATGCTGGACATGTGGTACAGCGAAGATGTAACTAGAGTAGATGTGGGCGAGACAATCACATGGAAACCTACAGTTGGCGGACACAATGTTCAATTTGTTGCATGGCCAGAAGAATATAAAATGATACAGAAACCATCAGGTAGAATAGGTCAAGAGTACACAATTACTTTAACTGAACCAGGTATCTATGTTTATCTATGTACACCTCATGTAAGGCATGGTATGATTTCATTTATAATTGTAGGTGATGATATATCAAACAAAGACAAGATTGCAGATACTATGTTATTTGGTAAATCGCAAACAAAACTAGATGAGTTTATAGAGAGTTTATGAGAACATTTGTATTAGAGTGTTGGGACGGTGTAATGAACCAGTGGTATAATCCACTGAAGTATATACCTGATCTACAAGTAAGACATATGGTTTTACAAATACTGGCATGGTTATGGTGTATTGCATTTAGTTTATATTTTGCTTCATGGGGTGTATTTGGTATAACAGTTGTATCACACTTCATTTTAATACTTGCAATAGTTGTTACAGTTGCAACATTTAAAGTATCAGAAAATGTATACAGATTTAAAGAAGGTTATCATTCAATGGGTAGAGCAAGAGGTTCAGTATTGTATCGAGGTAAAGAT